TTTGCTCCGATAGATACAGTACTGTTAGCTACACCGCCGGCGAAATCATATTTTTCACCATTGATGAAAATGTGGTCTGTGGAAATAACTTCTTCAGTAGTAGCGTTGGTACCTAACGCTACAGAATTTTGCACATCGGCTACAGTATTATTACCGAGGGCCAAACTATCTACTGCTACTGCTTGGCTATGAGAACCTACAACAGTTGCCCCTTGATTTTTAGTTTTGTTATTTGAGCCAAATGTTAGCTGTTCTTTAGAATTATCAAGCACTTGGTTACTATAACCAACTACTGCGCCTTGCCCACTTTTTACTTCGCCATTGTTAGAGCCGACTACCGTCGCGTTTTCAGCGTTAACGGTATTAGTTCTACCTAATACCACTGTTGACTCGCCGTTTGCGTATGCACCATTACCGATAGCAATAGTGTTATATGCAGCAGTACGAGCTTGACTGCCGATGGCTACTGTATATTCAACAGTAGCTTCCGCATGTGCTCCATAAGCGAAACTATCACGGCCTAACGCTTTACTATCATTGCCACCTGCGAACGAATTCGTGCCAGCTGCGATATTGTTTTCACCAAACGCTACCGCATTATTCCCTTTAATAGTATTTTGATACCCTACAACACCTGCACTCTTAACGCCTGCTTCTACAACGTTATCTGTACCACCAATAAAGTTATTGTCAGCAGCTAATACGTTAACTGCTAACGCACTGATTGTTAGTGTTGTCATCATTACTTTTTTATTTGTATTCATTGTTAATCTCCTGTGATATAATCAAATTGGTTAATTTTTAACTGTGGACGTTCTACTAATGCCAGTTAGTGGACGTCCTTTTTTAGTTCATGAAACATAATGCTTATTGCAGCTATCATGCACACGATTAATAAAGCCCATGTTGCAGAGGTTAATTCGTACCCTTGCACATCAGAACCTTCAATAATTCCGTATGATGCAATACACAACATCGCCGATACCCATTTCATCTGTTTCACCTCCTTTCAAATTTCGTTAACTAGCACCAACATTTCACTAGTTACTTTTCTGATTTTTTGCTTTAACTCGTCATTTTCGGTGGCGAGTTTTTTATTTTCTAATTTAAGTTGCTGATAGTTGTAAGGTGTGAACTCATCTTCAATACCTATGAATGAGTACACATCATTCGCATTAAATAGCACTCTACCGATATTCTTTATTGCTGGTAATTTACCACTATTTCTTAATTCATATATCGTTTGTGGTGTTACTTTTAACAGTTCAGCAACTTCATTCACTGTAAAGACAAGATCCATAATCAAATACCTAATAACGCTTTAATTTCGTAGCAACGATTTAAGAATGAAACCAATATCCAACGTTCTTTGGTTGTTGCCTCGACGTTGTTCATAATGTTTGCCACTGCGTTTTCAAATCGCACTATCAAATTCAAGAAATCTTTTTTACTTTCACCACAATGTGTAACGATAATTAATCCGTATCGTTCATACATTTTCTCCACTTCTTCGTCTGAAACGAATTGCCAAAACTCATTTTTCATATACATATCCTTTCCACATATTGTGAACTTTTATGATAAAAAAATATCTTGCATGTTTAGGTTTGTATCCACTTCGTTAAACTTAGTAAATATAAGTCCTATTTCACGTTGATTAAAGTTTCTTCTTCCATTCTCCTTTAAACTATAAGCGCCTTTGGTAATGCCTAACACATTGGCTAATTCTTGTTGACTAAACCCTAGCGCATGTCTTAGCTTAATCAACTTTTCTTGCTTCATTATATCCCTCCTCGTTTACATTTTGTTAACTACCTTATGACTGTATTGTAGTATACATTTTGTAAACAATCAAGTAAAAGATTTATAAATTCCACATATTGTGATTTTACAATTTGTTTACAATTATATATAATCGAACCATGGAGGTATACAAAATGAAAACCATGGGAGCGAGGCTAAAAGAGCTGCGACTAAAGCACAATTACACAGGCGAAGAAATAGGACGTAAATTGCAGGTATCTAAATCTGCTATATCAATGTGGGAAAAAGATTTACGTTCTCCTAGTGCCGACTTAATAGAAAAGTTCGCCACTATCTATGGAGTGTCTACCGATTACATAATTACAGGCAAAGATAGTAATGCAACAAACGATAGTTATTATTACGATACAGAAGTTGCAGAACTCGCCGAGCAGATTAAAAACGATCCTGAGTTGCGAATACTGTTAGATGCAAAACGAAATTTATCAAAGCAAGATATGAAAGCTATTATAAATATCACCAAATCGCTTTTACAACGTGAGCGAGGAGATGAATAACACTAACTATATAGGGAGATGATTAGTAGTGATTAACACGATTTATAGTAACGATTTACCTTTAACGTGTGGTGGCTTTGCCAGGAAGAATGAAGATGATACTTATACCATAGTTCTTAACCCTAAACATTCCTACCACCAGCAACGAGCAACATACATGCACGAGCTATTACATATCGTGAACAGGGACCACGATTCGGAAAAGCACGTGAACTTCATTGAAAGCATGAGACATAATATATAAACATAATTCTTATAGCGGAGAGTATCTTATGAACGATTTCAATGTACTAGAACAAGAATTCTTTAACACAATAAAAGCAATTCAACCAGGTTTCAATCATGAACTGCGTAGGCTATGTGATGGCACTATTGATTTTGAAATTGGTAGAGTTAAGCTAACCGGTCGCAAGTATAAAATTCAACTACAATTAGATGATGGCGCTATATGGTTAACAGGTACAAAAGAGGATATATTTAACGCTATCCCTTTAATGTTATCTACTACCCTACAAAGCGTTATGCTAACCTCATCAAATAAAAAGAAATTAATATATATAGGTAGCGAAGATGCAATATAACTTTACTGTTCGCAAGAAAGACAAAGGCTATCAAATTATTGTAGGGTATAAAATAGGCCGTACATGGAAGCAAAAGTCAAAGCAAGGTTTTAATACGCAACGTGAAGCCAAGGCATACGGCGAGCAGATTTTAGACGAAATAAAAAAGAATGTTATATCACCGCTTGACGATACAATGCAGGACATAACATTCATAGACTTCTATTCAGTTTACATGAATGAAAAGCATGAGCTGTCAATCAACTCACGCCAAACATACGATAATATAATTCATAAAGACTGCACGAAACTTCATAATATGATGGTTAAAGATATTACTCATAAGGATATTATGAACGTATTAGTTAGCTCTAATAAATCGGCAGCAAGTAAAAACCTTTGCATTGTATTATTAAAAGCTATATTTAAGCACGCTATATCGCCGTACAGGCTTATTAGAGATAATCCATGTGCTAACATTAAGAAATATAAAAAAGCGTCAAATAACGACGTTAATACGATTAGCAACGAAGATATGGATAAGCTATTTAATAACATTAAAGATAAATACCCTATTTATTATCTAGTATGTTGTATCGCTCGCTATACTGGAGCACGCTATGGTGAAATAGCCGGCTTATGTTGGGAAGACATAGATTTTAATAACAAAACAATTTCTATTAATAAGCAATGGTCTCGCAAGACGGATCATGAACATGGCTTTAAAACACCTAAAAGCGTTAACAGTATTAGAACTATTCCTATACCTCAAATACTAGTAGATGAATTAAATAGTATTAACAGTAATAAAACTGGTCGCATATTCGACTTCAAGAATAGCAGTACATCACGAGTGAATTATATTATAAATAGGTATCTACAAGATAAGACTATTCATATGTTTAGACATACCTACGCTACTTCCCTACTAGCTAATGGCGTTGATATGCAAACTGTAGCCAGCTTATTGGGAGATGGACTAAATACAGTGATTAATACCTATATTCACTATTCACAAGAAATGCGAAATAATGCAGCCAAAAGCGTTGAAAATATCTTTAGTCGATAAAATTTTTGACGTATATATGACGAAAAGAGGAAGAACCCTTATTTTATCAAGGTTCTTCCTCTTATTTTTATAACTATATAATTATATCGTAAATCGAAAATTTCTTCTACGTTCACCATATATAATTGTATTTTTTAGTATTCTTTGTTATCTTATAATGTGAAGAAAATTATATATTTGTTGTAATCTCCTTTAGAAAGGATACATTATGTTGTCATCAATGAAATCATTGATTCAAAATCCTATTTTGCGTTTTGGCATTATAGGCATAGTGCTCTACATTGCACTATTTTTTATTTATGAACCTATCACATTAGGACTTGATGTAGAGGATATTACAATCCTTGCGGTACCGACCATGGTTGGTATGTTTTTATTCCAATACTTTATGAGTTGTACCGTATTTCATCGTGCGTTCTTAGGATATGGTTTAGTAGGCTTACTATGGGGACTCACATTTCCATTATTATTTCATTGGTCTTATGTAAAACCTCTATATTTCTATGAGTTTGCCAATGATTTTCTATTCGGCTTACTTCTATTTATGGGGCTTTCAGGTATCCAATATTTGGTAACCCAAACGGGACGTCTACAGAAATTAACATCAGCTATACTAGCTTTATTCTCTTCGTTCCTTAGTCTTATTCCATTATTACAAATTGGTTATTATATGACCACCTGGCACTGTTTAACACCAGCAAGCCTATTGGCCGTATACATGACAAATCCTGAAGAAGCCTTTGGATTCTTAAAAAATGCTGCTGGTATTCCCGGCCTTATCGCTATCGTCATAGGCCTCATTTTATGGACACTCTTCCTATATTGGTGCAACCTAGGTATGAAACGAGTTGTCGATTTTAATACAACACGTCCTTTACGATTAGGTGTACTCATCGCATCCATGGTAGCATGTATCGTATATGTACCATTCTTCTTATTTCCTCAAACATGCATCGTAGCCAATTGGACGGCTGCTGGTAATTATGTTAAAGAAATGCAACAATACAACGATAATCACCATCTTGTATTTGATTCATTCAATTTGGATACAAAGGATACGACACCTACTAAAACGCCTGGAACTATCATTCTCGTTATCGGCGAATCCAGTTCCCGTGACTATATGAAGGTCTACAATCCAAAATTCCAATACGATGACACACCTTGGCAAGAGGATATGCGCGATCACAATAAAGATTTTATCTTCTTTAATCATGCGTACTCTTCCTACGTACAAACAGTACCAACCTTAGAACGTGCCCTTTCAGAGCGCAATCAATATAACGACCGACCATTCTTAGATTCTGCTAATATTTTGGATATAGCTAAAAAAGCAGGTTACACCACATCGTGGTTCAGTAACCAAGGCGTATTTGGCGAATACGATACAGCTATTTCTTTGATGGCTAAAACGGCAGATACTACAAAGTGGGCTCACGAATCCTATGGCTTCTCTGATTTATATGATGAAGCATTATTGCCATTATTAAAAACAGCTGATCCAAGTAAAAATAATTTTATCGTAATTCATATTATGGGCAGTCATATTTATTATAATGACCGCTATCCGCATGAATTCAGTAAATGGAAAAAAGGTCCCAATCCTGAAGGTATCGAGGCTTATGCTAATAGTCAGCTCTATACAGATTGGTTGTTACAACAAATCTACACCTATGGTAAAGATAATTTAAATCTTCAAGCTATGGTTTACTTCTCTGATCATGGTGAAAGCGTTGACAAGTCCCACAATCCAGACACCTTTGATTTTGTGATGACTCACATTCCATTCTGGATGTACTTATCGCCTCAATATCGTGCAGCATATCCTCAAACGGTATCAGCACTCGATAGTCATGAACATCAATATTTCACAAATGATTTATTATACGATACATTAGTTGGTCTCATGCATGCACCAAACAGTCGTTACGATAAAACAAGAGACTTTAGTAATAGTGCTTATCGATTTAATTTACACAATTTAACAACACTATTAGGTGAACAGCCATTAACAAATGACCCAGTTAATGCAGGTCAATAACATACACTAATACAACAATAGCGACGATTGATACATATCAATCGTCGCTATTGTGCTTTATAAGGTCCTGTACATTCTTTTCCGTATAGATTTGTATATTATGTTGTAATAAAAGCTCAGACGTGACACCAACCCCATTTACGAGGGTTCTAGTAAATGTACCATCATATATTTCACCATATCCACAGCTTGGACTCTTAGCCTTTAGTAAAGCACACAAACAATTTTTATCTATAGCAATTGCTAAAGCTAATTCTGCACCCCCTTTAAATTGTTCTGTAACATCTATACCATTTCTCGTTTGGACTCGATCACCTATCCGCTCCGCTGGGGGTCTTGGTGTTAAAAGTCCACCCAGTACCTCCGGACATACTGGTATAAGATTATAGAGGCTCTTAAGTTCTTCCAAACAGTCTATTTTGTTATGGTTACCATCATAACGGCAACAAACACCGCAAAGACATTCACTAATCAACAGATTCGGTTTACTCACGTTATATACCTACACGTAAATACAGTTAAAATTATATACAAAAAAAGACTAACCGAAGTTAGTCTAATGGTGCCGAGGACCGGAATCGAACCGGTACGGTTATTTCTAACCGACGGATTTTAAGTCCGTTGCGTCTGCCTGTTCCGCCACCCCGGCATGGGTAACGATTTTGTGGAGGCGGCACCCAGAATCGAACTGGGGAATAAAGGTTTTGCAGACCTCTGCCTTACCGCTTGGCTATGCCGCCA